CTCATGAGATTAGCAGCTTTTCCACTTGATTGCGTTGATGCAGTTCAGGTTTACAATGGAGTGGAAGCTGTCGTAGAAAATTACTTGAACACTAAAGATTTTTTTCACGGAGGGCCTGTCACATTACAGAGGCAGGCGGTAGATATGTACACCACTACTAAAAAGGTGTATGCAACGGGATACCGTGTGTCTGAGGTACCTCTGTCGCGACCAACGTCAGACATATTAGCCAAAGGCTACGCGAAGCTTCACGTGCCAAATAGAGCTAAGCCTAGGAGAAGGATGTTTCGACGGCTTCCTTTCGGTGCAATACCAGGTTACGCTCCCATTTGTGGTGATAGTAACGACGTGGATACTGTTTGTTGCGGTATCAAACAGCGGCTAATGCGAGATATACCGGCATATGACAGGTCACTCCTGTCAGACTTCAAGAAATTTGTCAAAGACTGGTTGGAGGAGAACATTCCCACAGTGGAACCCATGAGCTTTGACGAGTGGATTGAGGCTTGTCCTTACACTATCGCACGGAAGGAAGAACTCCGAGTTGCTTATGAAGCCCTGCGAGGTGGTCGTCCCACCAAGAAACAATGCTCTACAGTCGCCTCTTTTGTTAAGAGTGAGTTCTACGAGACTTACAAGCATGTCCGGATGATCAATTCCCGAGCTGATCCCTTTAAGGCGTGGTCTGGGAGGTTCTTTAAGTCAATTGAAAATGTCGTCTATCGGTGTCGTAACTTTATAAAGCACGTACCTGTGCCTGATAGACCTGAATTGATCATGTCAATGAAGAAAGCTGGCCAGATTTATTACCAGACTGATTTTACGGCTTTCGAGTCTCATTTCATCCCCGAGATAATGGATGCTTGTGAATCTCAACTGTATGAGCATTGCATCACCGGGCCTGACGGAAAGTTTCTTACTAGTGTAATTTCAGGACCAAATCGCATGAAAACGAGAAGTGGCATAAGGTCCGAGTTAAAGGGCCGACGTATGTCTGGGGACATGTGCACTTCTCTTGGTAACGGATTTACCAATTTGATGCTGGCCAAATTCATCGCCCACAGGAAAGGTGGGTCATTGGATGGATTTGTGGAAGGAGATGATGGATTGTTCGCCAGTACCGTGCCACTCACGGCTGAAGACTATAAGCAATTGGGCTTTACTATAAAGATAACAGAGATACAGGATCCTTGTAAAGGCTCTTTTTGCGGTATGGTGTTCTCAGAGAGCAAACAGATAGTTCGAGAACCTAGGAAATTCCTGATGGGTTTTGGTTGGACCGGGTCAATGATCAACGCCGGCACCACCATCATGAATGGCCTGTTGAAATCAAAGGCGCTTTCGGCCATGTACGAGACTCCG